TCACCAGATTGTGGAGTATACTCTCCAGCTTGTGGAGCAAACCACGATAAATCGCGGAATCCCCTTTCGTCAGGTGCTGCGAATTCTATGTCCTCTCCTGCACTAACAAAGACATTTATTTCAATATCATTGTTTGCAGTAGAGTTAGGCACTGTCAGTTCATTAACAACATAAACAGACAAAATACCATTCGCAAAGACGTCAGGATCTGCTCCAATAGCTGTGGCAGAGAAAATCTCTCCAGAACCATTCAACATCGGTCTAGATTGCAAATAGGGTTGTTGCTGCCCCCAACCAACCTCAACAGTAAAATCTCGCTCTTCAGCAAGATCTATAATGCGAGTATAGTTGGTATTATATTCATTTGTCAAGGGATAACTTGGGTCATAAGTGACCTTAATTCTCCCTTTATGAAAGGCAGAAGCTACTATCTGAAACCGATATTTCATGGAACCTCTCCAATATCTGAAAGGCAAAGCCGCAAAACAACATGCAGGCATGTGATACTCTAGGTTAGAACCTACAGTGAGTTCACTCCATACACGTGGATTGACTTCGCAATTCCATAGCAATGTCTCAGTTGTATCAGCCACCTCCCATGAGAAATTAGTCAAATAACTTTCTCTCATGGCAATAGATTTAAAGGACATCTCGTCAGTACCATCCAAACCCATAGTACGACTATCAACGGTAAGCTCTTGCTTCATATCTAAAGTGAGCTTGTTAGATGTGTCGGGTGCATTAGTATTAGCTAAATTGCCAACCAATGTGGGTTTGTAGGGAATAATCTCCCCAACATATGTAGGACGAGAATAGCCAAATGCTTTTGCAATAGACGCAATAGCACTGGCTCCAATCTCAGTAGCTTTGGCATAAGCACCAATGATAGGAGCATTTGCTAATGCCCCCGCAGCTCTAGCGATATAACTCGCAGGACGACTGACCATACCTTCTCCGTATTCATCAGCCTGTGGAGTATATTCACCAGCTTGCGGCGACAATGCACCTGGTTCATTGGCAGTTGGCGTGGACATAACAACATCTTCTGCCCACGCGAACACGGAAACCGTTACGGAATCCGTGGCTCCATTAGCATGCTTTAAGTTTTGCATACCATGGATGATAATATCTCCCATCTCTCTCCAATCTTGGTCAGGAATATCCATAGCATTATACTGCCACACAAAAGGAAGGCACAGAGTACCTCCTTGTGAATGGGTAGGATCCAAATAAACATGCGGTCGTTGACTTGCTTCAACCACATCTTCTTGGAAAAATGCTCGATCCTTGGTAAAGCCATCGTCAGTATGTAAAGGAATATACGACGCAATGGCACGACCGTAGTGAAAACCGTTACCATTTAAAATAAACTTGACACACAATTTACAGCGTAACAAGTTATAATTGGTAATACGATTAATCACACGATCGTTCTCCCAAAAATCCTGCCATGGGTTAAAAGTTTCGAATAAATTCGTACCTGTACCCCATGAATAAGATTGAATCTTGATGGGACGCGAGAAGAAATTCTGCAGAGTATCATCGCCTGCATCAGCGGCTCCATAGGTAGTATCTAACTCCGAGCCAACATGATAATCAAAACCGGCGTTCTGATCTGCAAAAGACAAAATCTCTCGCTTAGTCTTTTCATTTTGTTCATTTATTGTAACATTAAAACGTGAAGTAACTGCTATATACAAATACTACTGGTACAGTTAATCCAGCAGCAAGGGTGCGGTGAGATTGGTGCGAGCTAACACCTCCCCTAAATAGGGGTTTAGTTCGAGGACTAGCTCATATGTACAAAGCCTCGATGCAAATTTCAAACTCACGGCACACGGTTCCTATATTTACATCTGGTATCCATATATACATAGCTATTTTTAACTTTGTGTGCGCATAACTACGCACAGAGGGATGCTGAAAGGAAGCCCAACCTAAGCCGCTGCTGCATGTGTCGGAAAGGAAGCCAACAACAGTTCCAACTCAATACTGAGCTCCAACTCGAAAACATCATCAAATGCATCTTGTCGGACCAACTCTCGTGGAGGAGGAACATCCGGTATTTCCATGTCCAACAAATCAAACAGAAACTGGCTACGTTGACGGAGATCGTCCATTGCTTCCTCATACTGAGATAAGACATAGACTTCCCCATCGAATTCAGAACTACTCTCTGAAATATCAGAAGGATATTCGCCTGCCTGCTGAGTGTAATCCTCCTCATCCTCTACAAGAACGGGAGTTTCACGCAGGTAGCGATCCTTCCAGTGCTCGACTTGATAATCAAAATCCTTGTCGAGTTGGGTGCAAATGTGGTCAATGTTAGATCGCGTAGCAACTTCCTGCATCTGCGATCGGCGGAGCTCATAGACTTCACGTCCATGATTAAACCACTCACGTAATGCACCATCAATATTATCCGCCGCCAACTTCTCACGTGTGTTTGCTTTTGATTTGAGATTTGAATGGAGACTCTTAAAAATAGAATCCTCATCAAGAGCACCCATAATATACCCCGTTTCAGGACAGAATACATTTTTCCTTTTCAGAAAATCTGCATCACAATCCTTCATAAATGGGGTAGGGTCCGACTCTTTATCTGGCATAGTGAATTTCATATCATGTTCTGCAAAGAACTTGGCCACATAAATGTGATTAAAATCATCATGACCTCGTTTCACAGAACCTTTGACATCATCACCATACGTCATCAACTTGCAAACGTCGCGGAAGTGCAATTTTGTTTGCGAGCCCTTCAAATGGAAGAAAGCACATCTGAACAACAAAGAATTGACAATTGAATTAATATAAACTGTCAAATTCTGTCCAGAAGGATTAGATCCAATGTGCTGAATCAAATCACCATTGTAAGCCATAACAGGATAACAAATATCAGTAGCAATTCCTTGCATAATTCTGACATCATCATCCGAATAACCACAAATAATGGCAACATCAATCATGATTCGAAAGGCTGCAAACATCACCTGAGCGGGCATGCGGAGATCATATTTACTATAATCCCCTGCTAGGATACGATCCTCGCCAAAATGTTTCATATGAGCACCTAACTCAGACCAATCAGGTCCCATGCAGTTAACACCAACTGCACATTCTGAGAGTGCTGGAAACAACGAGAAAATCCTCGCAATCGGCAAGAAATACATCCTAGTCATCATTTGTAAGACAATAGGCGCGGCTTGAAAAACACGCACCTTATCCTTAGACAGTTTTGTAGGCTCATCTTTGAGACACGCTTTGAAGGCGGGATAATACCTTTCTCCATTGCGATATCCCTCAACAGCTTTATCAAACTCTGTCCAGAAAATGTCGTCCAATTCTGCTGGACAATTAAAACCCTCAAACAGAGATGGATCCAAGTAAGTTAAAAAAATTACGCTTGGCTCCACTCAAGGGATATCCAACTGATGTATTGGGCGGCATCTTGTCTACAAACTTCTTGCCATCGATTCCGCAAACAGTTTCCATCCTAGTTAAAGGACGAGTGTTCTCGCGGAGTGCATGGTATTCATTCAACAAGGAATGAAAAGGCTTTTCATAATCCTCAACTGCTTTAGTTAAAAGATCGCCTTCAAAACCATGCGATGGTTGACAAGAATGTTCCAATGATGCATGCCATGGATCACCTTTGCGAAATTTAGGTTTGCCCCATTTGTTAGCAACTCCACACACTTTCTCAACATGCTTACTAATGTGGGAAGTTACAACATCTGAATAATAGGTTACACGCCCCTTACAAGATCCAAAAATCTCGATATTGGGCGTTTTACCATCAACAATGGGCAATTTTCGCAAAGGGCTCTTCTCATGAATAGTGGATCCCTCAAAAAACTGAACACCATACTTTTCAGTTTCGAATGTTCCAGAACTAGCACCAATTAAAACTCCGGGTAGGGCTTGAAGGCGTTGCAAAGAATCATCAATTTGCTTACGAATAATCGTACCTCCACATCCTTTGGGAGTATTTTCTACACCTCCTAAATGGAAAGCGGCGAAAAATGGTGACTTAGTTTCTGAAACAAGTGGTGACATACATAAGCCTACTTTAGTGGGAAATTTCAATTCATATTTTCCACCGGCAAAACGCATGAAACCATTGTTCACTTGCTGAGGTCTGAAAAGAGCTCCGGATCTCTGTACAACCCCCAAATCATCCTTCCACATAAACTCGCATGGAGTATTAACTGTGGGATAAGACTGGGGGAAGAAATCACGAAGATCTTTCCAAGATCCTCCATTAGGGATCCAAACTAAACTTGCGTCCATGTCTTCAATATCCACTGAGTGTTTTCTAGACACATAAGAATGGAAATTGCCTCCGATAGCATGGGGAGAATGACGAGTAAATTTGCAAAGCATATTATCGTTCTTCCATGCATGTTTAGGAATCAGAGCAACATTAGAACAGACAAAAAAGGCGTCTGTACCATAATGTTTACCATCCACATTATATGACATAAAAGTGGTATTACCCACTGCCATATTCTTCAAATCTGAAAAAGTGGTGGTTTTGCTCCGATGCGAAACAGGTACTGGAGAAACATGGACATTGGCCCAGTTTTGCTCATCCGCTATTTTTGCTGTTAAATCATTTGCATCCCTATGATCAATCTCAAAAGATGTAGGGTGCATCATTCCCTGGACGGTAAACAACTCTCTCTTACGACGTAAACTCTTCACAAGAGTATAAATGCCGGTGAGAACTGCACATCCAGCTAGCAGATAAGCAACTTTTCTCTTGCGCTCAACTGTAATCCATTGCTCAGAAGAACGAGCTCCAGACATTGTGTCCATCAAAAGTTCAACTTCTGCACGCCAAGTATAAATACATGACATACAGCAAAGTAAACCAAATGAACAAACAACAGTCTGGGTCATTGGGAAAACAGAAAAGCACAAGAACATCAGAAACAGAGGACATAATGCATGAGCAACTATCACATGTGCAGGCAAACGGTAATAAAACCATGCAAGCACAAATCGAACATATTTATTTGAAAACATACGTCCTGGCAAAAACGACAGCCAAGACACTGTTCGATAATTATAATAGTTCAAGTCGATCAAACATCATATTCCTCGTCAAAGTGGTGCGTGTGGTCAAATAATCACGCCAAGCAGAATAAGACCAATCATCTCGTCTAAAAATTCCTGCTTGTTTTTCGTAGTGATCACCCAAATCCTCTTTCAAGCGGTGTTCAGCATAAAGCTCTTCTCGCTGTTCTTTAGTCATGGGTGGACCACGATTACGCAATCGTTGACCTCCAGCTGCTGCTCTTCGCTTCTTATCCATAGGCGAAGGTACATAAGGTGAATCGACATACTGAACAACATGTTCATCGACATCACACACGCACTGGGTAATATGACTACGGCACTGTTCACAGAATGTCAATTTAGCAGACAAATTCGAAGTATTCTCAACAATCTTATGTTGGTTTTCGAAATGTTTTTTAGAATCAACATTCGTAAAACGAATCAAAGTACCGATGTCAATATTTTCCATCTTCTGACCATTCCACACAAAGGTCTTCCAGCCAATACTGGCACGACCTCCTTTGGTGGAACTGGGAATCGGATAGGCCTTCTCAACAGTAAATGTCCATAGGTCCGGAATTTCTGGAATATCGTCTCCATAATAATCAAATACCTTTGACTCATCAAGCATATTGTTTGTTGAAAACTGTTCACGGACGTTCACAGTCACAATATAATTAGCTCGACGAGCGATAGATACTGGCTCATTGGAGTACGTAGTGGCGCAAAAGTCTTTTGTATTTGTGGTACAAACCACTGCCTTAGGCTGAATAGAAACTTTACCTTTCAGTTCAGCTTCTGCCATATTGGCATACATCTTGACATTATTCACCATTTCCAAAATCCGGACTGTAGGAGCAGTCTCAACGAAATCAGCAATAGTATTACCGACATCATCTAGAAATACTCCATTAATCGAAGATTTATAATTGGACATGTACTTATCATGCTCGTTCAATACAATCGTAGACTCATCATCACATCTGTAATTATTGAAATACAATAGACTGGTCATCAGAAGAGGTCCAATAGTGGATTTACCCACACTGGATCCTCCAAAAATGCCAATACAATATGGTTTCTCTCTAATATTACCAGATTGACGAAATTGGGTGAACTTCGATTGCATATCTTGTAACTTGACAAGACGATCTTGAATATGTTTACGGATCATGGCACTCTTAGTCGTCCGCATAAGCTTCTTACCAAGATCCAATGTATCACGAAACAATGCATCCAGATCATTCTCATCAATACAAAGAAGAGCAAGATTTCCTGGGCGAGCATAATCTGCATAATGGAGACATTTCAAATAATCTTCATCAAATTTACGCATTTCATGCTCACCATAGAGAAGGGGCTTCAAATTGCCAGTGCAAATACATTCATATCCACCTTCGACAAAATAGACGACGGTAGACATGGCTGCATCGATCAAATCAAATGCACTGACATGTTTGGGAACGGACATTTCGGAGAACAATTGTAATCCACCAACATCAACATTTAATGATGTCATCTGGATCAAACCAGCGCCAACAAGAAGGGACATAAGTTTCGAAATTTTATCGAATCCTTCATTATTGGTGGCTAGTTTCCAATTGCTATAACAAGTACGCATAGTACGCAACCAATGCGTCTCTTCAGTGAGTTCTCCGGCTTGTTCAGTGAAATCAGACAACAGCTCATCAGCACGAGCACACTTTTCATCATGCGCTTGTTGTTCACGAGCTTTAAAAATATCATCGATACACTGAAGAACAGTTCCACTAAGTGAGGCTGGGAAGCGTTTCTTAACATCAGAAACAATATTTGCCATAATGCCTTTCCAGGTCTTACAATCGCGAATACGAATATACAAAAGGAATAAATCCTCAATTTCTCGCATCACGAGGTCCTGGTTAGCTGACAAAACTTCATAAGCTTCATTGCGAAGCATAGCAAATGCCGTGCTAGCAATGCCTCCTTGTGGAGTGTAATTACGACGCAATCGTCGAAAACGACGACGTCGAGCAGCCGGATCACGCAATGGATCCCGTTCCATTTTCTCGATCATGAGATCGAATTGTCGTCGGCGTCTACTACGCTCCTTGCGCAAACGCTTCGACAACAAAGCATACTCCTGTGAAGTCATTCTCCTCCGTGGGTGACGAATGTTTAACAACCATCTATAAAGAGCGAGATAAAACATGCAATACAAAAATAATGCAAGAAACTCACTCCAAATGGAAGCAACATAAATACTAATTGGAGAAGTCAAAACAATAGCAGGAGCTACATTATCAAATAATACCACACATCGGTGAAAAGTGATGAGTATCACGGATGTGAGGTAAGTAAGGGGGAGATTAGCGATCTCCAATGCCATGTATAGACAGTCCTTAAAGCGGTTTCCCTCCGCAGTAAAAAAGTTCATGGCGGGACAAAATCAGAATGCGATTGTCAACACGCATCCAGGGTCC